TATGACCAAGATAAGACAATGGTGGTATCTGAAAACTTAGGTGAAGTTATATTCGTCAAAGAGTTTGAAGATTTTATTAAAGAAACTGGTTTTACCATTTACTTATGTAAAGGTTATGATCCATCAACAAAAGGAAAGATTGAAAAAACTGTTGACTATATCAAACATCAATTCTTAGATGGCAGAATCTATTATGGGATTGATAGACTCACTCAAGAATTTATTGGCTGGTTAGATAGAGATGGTAATGGCATGATTCATGAAATCACGAAAAAACCACCAAGAGAACTATTTAAGAAAGAATATCCAAAACTACAAAAGTATGTGGAAAAGAAAAACGATGAGATTGTCATTCATACCGTATATCACGATACAGTTGAATATAGAGATAATCTTTATAAACTACCAAGTGAGAGTGTAAATGAAGGTGACAAGATCAGAATTGAACGATATGATGATCAGATAATTTTCTATCATGCTGGAACGAATGAACTACTTTGTAAACATAGGTTATTACTAGGTAGGGGAAATGTTGTTACATTAAATATTGAAGTTCTTAATGAACCAACCATTGAAGAAGTCTTACTGGATGAATATAAAGATTATGAAATCTCAAGTATCTTCTTTAAAAGACTAAAGAGTTCAAAAACCTAGATATGTTTATCCACAGTGTCGTAAGATTGGTAGTCTTAAAAAACATTATGCAAAAGAGATTATTGCAGAAGGCATGCGTTAATGTGTAGAAGTGGATATTTGTAGTGCATTTGAACTATGTTCATGGCTAGTTTATAATATGGGTGAGACGCTTGCTAAAAGGGTATTACCATCACATACGATTAAACACTATAAAATAAGAGCTGAGGAAATTAGAAAGGAGTTAAATGATGGCAGATATTAAAGTGATTCAAGATCTAGCTAGAACCTTAAATTTACAAAATATTGCAAGTGGTGTCATTGATTTAAATGATGAAACCATATCTAATAAAGAGTATTTGTATAAAGTATTACTAGAAGAAGTAAACATTAGAAAAAAGAATAAGTTTAAAGACTTAAAACATATGTCAAGACTTAAACCACTCGTCTTTGATGAATTAAGAATATCAGATGGTCTCAAGTGGCAGTTGTCTAGAATCAAAGAAATGGATTTTAATGAAACAAGAGAAAACATCATTATTGTTGTGGACTGTTCAACAGGTAATACTTCTATTCCATTAATTTTTTATTCTATTGGATTATTAAGTAATGGAATAAAGGAGATATTTAATAAATCATTCTATGCTTTGCACGATACAAAAACACCAGTGATCAATTCTATTTTAGCAATTATTATAAATATTATTCTTAATTTTATACTTTTAGAATATATGGGTATAGCTGGTTTAGCATTAGCAACTAGTATTTCTTCAATACTATGCTCTATACTTTTATACTTTAATTTAAAAAGAAAAGTTGGATCAATAATTGATAATGCATTTGTATTTAAATTAATAAAGATTACATTATCATCATTTACTATGATAATAGTGTCACTATTAATATTTAAATTGCTAAATTTATTTGTTTTTTCTGAAAAAATTTCATTCTTAATAACAGTTGGAATAGCAGCATCGGTTTACTTTATATTTTTAAGGATTATTAAATTACAAGAAGTAGTTGAAATTTATGATATAATTTTAAATAAAATAAAATTAATACTTTATAGAAAAAAGAATAGTTAATTTTAAAATTATTAATATAATATGTTAAAATTTACTAAACTACATTTTATTTTTTAATAAAAGAAAGGGATTAACAAAAAATGAAAACAATAGGATTTCCAATTAGTCATAAAAACAATGAAAAAAGACGCGCTCTTTTACCTGATGATTTAGAAAATATAAAAAATAAAAACTTTTTATATTTTGAGAATGGATACGGAAATGTATTAGGTTTTTCTGATGAAATGTACAAAAATGCAGGAGTAAATGTTACTACTATAGATGAAGTTTTGAAATGTGATATAATTGCAGATGTGAAACTTGGTGATGCATATTATTTAGATAATATATCTTCAAATAAAATATTATTTGGATGGGCGCACGCTACTCAAAATATTTATTTTACTAGTAAAATATTAGAAAATAATCATACAGTAATTGCTTGGGAAGAGATGTATGATGATGGTAGATATATCTTTTATAGAAATAGAGAAATTGCTGGAGAAGCTGCTATATTACAAGCTTATTTATATTGTGGAAAAATGCCATATGAAACTAATGTAGCTATAATTGGAAATGGACAAACTGCTAAAGGAGCATTAAGGATTTTACATGGACTTGGTGCAAAAGTAGATGTATATGGTAGAAAATTGGAATCATTATTTAAAAAGCAAATGTATAAATATGATGTGATAGTAAATTGCGTATTATGGGATACTTCAAGAAAGGATCGTTTAATTTATAAAGAAGATTTAAAAAAATTTAAAAAAGGAACTATGATTATTGATGTAAGTTGTGTTCCCTATTTAGAAATTGAAACATCACATCCAACTACAATAGATAATCCTATTTATATTGAAGAAGGTATAATTCATTATTGTGTGGATAATACACCAGCAATGTTTCCACATACTGCTACTAGTGTTATTAGTAAGGGATTATATAAATATATTGATGAGTTAATTGAAGACATATATTCAGAAGTGCTAAAAAATGCTATTGTTATAAATAATGGTAAAATCATAGATCAAAAAATTATTGATTTTAGAAAAGAGAGAGGGTTATTCATTAAATAAATTAATACTTTAGAACTTAGTGATAAGTATCTTGGTTTTATTATTTTTCAATGATTTATATCTAAGGTAATTTGAATTAAAAGAGTTTTTATTAGTTTAATATAAAAATATATGTTCATTATATTTTTAGGTGATTATTGTGAAATTATCTTTGAGATACAATGCATTATTAAGAATAATACTAACAGCTTGTAATATCATAATACCTATAATAGTAGGACCATATATTATCAGAATACTTAGTCGTACTTCATATGATACTTATACAAAAGCATCCGTTGAATTACAATTGTTTTTAATGTTAGCTAGTGTAAGTATATATACATATGGATTACGAACGATTAGTAAAATTAGGGAGAAAAAAGAAGAAGTAAAGGACATAAAAGACTAGTTAAAGGAGGATAATGCAATGGGTATAACAGAACTTATACTCACTATCGCCTCAATCATTACAGCACTTGGGATTATTCTCGGTGCTGTTTTTTCTGGGTACCGATGGTATTTGAAACAAAATAAACAGGATGAAGACATCAAAGAAATAAAACAAGAGCAGGTAATACTTATTCATGGTATTCTAGCTTGCTTAAAAGGTTGCTCATAAATAAGGAGGAAATAATATGGAACTTGTAAATATTGTTGAAGTACCTGCTATTACAGCAGTTATTTATACATTAATTGAAGTGTTGAAAAAAGCACTAAATAACAATGAGAAATTCTTACGAATCATACCATTACTAGCACTCTTTTTAGGTGCAGTATCAGGAATCATATGTTATTACTTTATCCCAGACATTCTTCCTGCAGGTAACCTAGTAGTATCAGCTATCATTGGAGCAGCGAGTGGACTAGCTTCAACTGGATCAAATCAAATTGTTAAACAACTTACAAAATAAATAGATTTATAGCGAATAAGCCTATCGGATTTTACACTGGTAGGCTTTTTTTATATTAATAGGGTGGTCAAAAGGTGCCTTATTTCTCCATATGTTGAAGGAGGTAATCTTTATGACAAATCAAGAAAAAAATCAAATAAAACAATTTCGAGCACAAGGGTTAGGTTATGGGAAAATTGCTGAGATACTAAACCTTTCAAAAAGTACCGTTAGTTCGTTTTGTAAATCAATGGATAGAGAAGATACATTTTGCTTACAGTGTAGTTCAAAATTAAAACAAACAAAAGGTCATAGACAAAAAACGTTTTGTTGTGACAAGTGCAGAATGGAATATTGGAAAAATCATAAAAATAAACCAGATTATCTTGTTGAATGTTCTCATTGTCACAATAACTTTTTAACATATAAAAGTTTAAATAGAAAGTATTGCTCACGAGATTGCTTCTTTAAAAACAAAGTGGAGAGAATAGGCTATGGACAAAGACACGATCAACTATCTTAATGCAATGTTTCAAGCAAGAGCAATGGCAAAACAAGGTTTAATTAAAGAACAAGACTACATTAAAATCGAACAGAAGATGGCTGAAAAATATAATCAAAAAGAAACGAGTATTTATCGTTTAAATGACTTGATAATATCCCCTTTTAGAGTGATTAATATAATACAAAAAAAGGAGGAATAAAGTGGCAGAAATTAAGATAATAAAAAAACAAACCGAACTTCCAAAGTTGGTAAAGGTTGCTGCTTATACGAGGGTTTCATCGGATAAAGATGCCATGCTTCATAGTCTCTCAACTCAAGTCAGTTATTACAGCAATTACATTCAATCAAACAAGAATTGGATATATGCTGGGGTTTATTCTGATGAAGGTCAAACGGGAACTAAGAGCAAACGAAATGCTTTTCAAAGGATGATTCAAGATGCAAAGGATGGAAAAATTAATATCATCATTACGAAGTCTATTTCTAGATTTGCACGTAATACTGAGACGTTACTGCAGACGATTAGAGAATTAAGAGAAATCAATGTTGATGTTTACTTTCAAGAACAAAACATTCACACATTAAGCAATGATGGAGAATTACTAATTTCAATACTAGCAAGTTATGCTCAAGAAGAATCAAGGATAAGCTCAGAAAACTCGCTGTGGAGGGTTAAGAAAAATTTTAGTGAAGGAAAGATTTATGGTGGAAAGAATTGTCTAGGATATAAAATCGTAGGCGGGCAATTTGTAGTAGTGCCAGAAGAAGCTGAAATAGTAAGATTAATTTTTAATCTATACGAAAAAGGTTATGGAGAAGACAAGATTGCTAAAACTCTAAATAATAATGGAATCAAGTCTTACTTTGGTAAGTTATGGTATAGATCGTCAGTTAGAGGAATACTAACAAATTATAATTACACAGGTGATTTAATTCTTCAAAAGACTTATCGTGAAAACCATATAACTAAAACTACCAAAATTAATTATGGTGAATTGGATAAATATCATGTAACAAATAATCATGAGCCAATAATCAGTAAAGAGCAGTTTGAAAATACTGAAAGAATTAGAGCTGAACGATTATCAAAAAATCATAAAGTTGCCTTTACACTCTATCCATTTACAGGTTTATTAAGATGTGGTGTTTGTGGTAGAAGTTATAAACACAAGAAAAACAAGTACCTGGAGTATTGGGTATGCTCAACATATGAGCAATTAGGTAAAGCATACTGTAATTCAAAACAAGTGAGAGATGATGTTTTGAAAAATGCAACATGCCAAGCACTAAATATAGACGAGTTTGATTCACATAAACTAAATCAATTGGTATCGCAGATTGAAATTTTTAATGGAAACAAACTTATCTTTAAAATGAACAATGGTGAGCAAAAGGAAGTAATCTGGGAAACACCAAAAAGAAGTGATTGTTGGACTAAAGCGATGAGAGAAAAGGCTAGACTAGATGGGATGAAACGAAAGAAAAAAAGCAATATTGGAGGTAATAAATAATGGCTAAAGTAACAATTATACCATCAAAATTAAATCCAATAACTCAGTTACCAAACAACGCTTTATACAAAAGAAAAGTTGCCGCCTATGCTCGTGTATCAACATTACAAGATGAACAACTAAGTTCATATGATGCACAAGTAGACTACTACAAAAAGTATATCGCTGACAAACCAGAATGGGAGTACGTTGGAATCTACACTGATAAAGGGATATCAGGAACTAATCGAAAGAATAGAGCTGGTTTTAATCAAATGATTGCGGATGCTTTAAATGGTAAAATCGACTTAATTATTACAAAATCAGTGACTAGATTTGCACGTAACACTTTAGATACAATTAGCGTAACAAGAGAATTAAAATCGCATGGTGTGGAGGTTTTCTTTGAAGAACAAAACGTTTATACATTTGATTCTAGTGGTGAGTTAATGTTAACGATTATGGCTAGTATAGCACAAGAAGAAAGTAGGAACATCAGTGAGAACGTTAAATGGGGTAAAAGGAAAAAATACAATGATGGTGTTGCCTCATTAGCATATAAACATTTCTTAGGGTACGATAAACATCCAACTGATCCTAAAAAAGGGTTTGTTATAAATGAAGAACAAGCTGAAGTTGTAAGGCTGATATATAAACTTTTTATGAAAGGAAAAACGCTAACTTACATTGCTAAGTTTCTAGAAGATAATGGATATAAAACACCTATGGGTAAGGATAAGTGGAGAATATCAACACTTGAGAGTATTTTAAGAAATGAAAAGTATAAAGGTGATGCACTTATCTGCAAAACTTATGTAAAAGATTTTTTAGAACATAAACTTGTTAAGAATAATGGTGAAGTTGACCAGGTTTATGTAGAGGGGCATCATGATCCAATTATTGAACCCCATCAATGGGAGTTAGTTCAAGTAGAATTAGACAGACGAAAAAATCTAAGCTTAGGTTATAAATGCAAGAGTGCCTTTTCGAGTAAACTTATATGTTCTCATTGCGGTAGCTTCTATGGACAAAAGGTATGGCATTCAAATGACAAATATAGAAAAACAATCTATCGATGCAATTCAAAATTTGATAAGCATCATGAAAAATGCCAAACTCCAATAGTGACTGAAGAGCAAGTTAAGAACTTATTTATTAAAGCCTTCAATGAACTTCTTAAAAAGAAAAACCATATAATTGAAGACATAATTGAAATAAAGGAACTCCTAAATGATGCATCTGAACTAGATTCAATAATTGAAGAACAATCAGCTGAGATGGAAGTTGTAGGACAGTTAGTTGATAAACTAGTTAAAAGCAACTGCAATAAACTACAAGACCAAGAAGAGTACCTAAGGAAATATAATGAACTTTCTAAAAGGTTTGATACAGCTAAAAAGAAATTAGAAGATGCTCAAAATGAAAAGGCTTATAAAAACGGACAAGCATTAAGACTTGATAGTTTTATAGAAAAGCTAAAGGAATCTAAAGAGTTTATTACTGAATGGGATAGTGAAGTTTGGAATTTTATGCTTGATGAAGCTATTGTAAATAGAGATGGATCCATAACTTTTAGATTCAAAAACGGCACTGAAATTAATGAAAAATAAGTAGGCACCTCCAAGACTCATCCTTAATTGGGTGAGTTTTTTTCTTATTGTAAAGAAATTATTAACGATATGTAGTATAATAATAATGAATAGAGGTGATTGCTTTGAATAGAAAATTAAAAATTTATGAACAATCTATGGGTGGTGGAAACTATACTCCTGTACCAATTATATTATTAAAAGGAAAGTGGCTAGAACAATCTGGATTCAAACCAGGCGAATATGTCGAAGTTGAAGTTGAAGGAGACAAGATTACTTTATCCAAAACAACTCCACCAGAAGTCAAAGAAAAGGTTTCACTAGAAGAAAAAGTAAGAATGCTTGATAAAAAGTAA